GCTCACTGAAGAGCAGCCCAAGACTCGGTGGCACAAGAGCACCACCAGCCTCACCAAGAACGACTCCAGCCCACAAACCGTGGTGAGCATGTTCTCCTACTTCAACTTCTCAGCCAGGAAGCGCATGCTCCCATCAGTCGTTGACTGGTCTGAATCGCTGGCGTTCAAGTCCCAACTCAAGCGCTGGGTGAGTCTTGGGATCACCACCGACCAGTTCACGAAGATGTGTGATCTCTTCTTCGCCACCTACAAGGGCACCACGCCGTGGAAGAGTTTCACGTCCACAGCAGTTCGTGACCGTCTCATTAGTGAGACAGCACCGGCTGGTGAGTCGTTCACCGAGATGGAGCAGTGGCTGATGAACGACCTAGCCTACGATGATTACCTCCCGTGGACTAGCCGTGAGAACTCAGAGTCAGCATCGCTGGTTCTCCGCTTCCCTGGCCTGCTTCACACGTACCCTGACGTGGTGCTTGATGTGGTGGAGAAGGCGTCAGGCTCCGATGCCATCGGCCTGCTGGAAGACGTGATGTTGCTGACGGACAATGGTGTCCGTGGTGCTGAGCGAAAGGCAGCAGTTGCCCGCCTACAGCAGAGCGATGTGCGTGTACCAAAGTCAATGATGACGGTGTCGACTCTTCGGTCACCTGCTACCTCGTTGCTCGCTGCGATCACCTTGGCAAGGTCTGACAAGTCATGACCGTTGGAAAACCGCCCCTGGACTGGAAGAGCAGCAAGTGGTGGGCACACCGTTCGCCAGAAGAGCGAACAGCGTGGGCTAACATCCCGAAGAGGTACACCGCCCTGACCCTCTCTGAGTTGGAACTACCTGCCAACGTACTCAAGCAGTCGAACGAGTGGATCGAAGCGTACGTCTCAGGCGAGACATCCGGCCTCTTGATCACTGGCGGTGCCTCCAGTGGAAAGACCGCCCTAGCACAGGCGATTGGCAAGGAGATCATCAACAGAACACCATCGATGGTCTACTTCCTGTCATCTGATCGCTACGTAGAGATGATCAAGGACTCGTTCGACGCAGACAATGGCGAACTACCAGAGATGTACGAGATGCCCTGGCTCATCAAGTATGTGCGCGACGTGTTCCACTTGCCGATCATCGATTCTCTTGGAAGAGAACGCCCCACCGACTTCTCACAGTACGAACTTGGTGCACTCCTTCGGAGAAGGTGGGAAGAGTGCCGGTGCACTCTGATTACCACCAGCCTGTCGCTCATTGACGTATCCGCTAGGTACGGAGACTCTGCTAGGGCAGTGCTGGAAGACATGAACCGCATTCAGATCAAAGGAGACCGTGGTGGAAGGTAACGACCTGGCAGCGTGGACGGACTACACCGAAGCAGTTGTGTTTGAGGGTGTTCTTGCAGCACCGCCAGACCGTACGTTGCAGAAGTTCAAGTTCAAAGTGTCTCAGTCGACTGGTGACTGGGATCGCGCCCTTCGGTTGTGGCGACCGGGCGACCACGCTCTCAAGACGCTCATCAGCAACGTCAACAGGATCGGCATCAGGACGTACGTCTACACGTTTCTTGATGAGGGTGCAGCAGAGGCTATTGAAAGGTGGCTTGCCAGAAAAGGCGTAGGTGTGTCGTGTACGTACTACTCGTCGGTAGAGGCTCTTCGTGATGATCTCCGCTACAACCGTGAGGTCTACAAGGTGTACGTTCCAACGTACGACATGGTGAGGGAGATAGGCCCACGTGCAACGGCAGTATCTCCAGATAGTACATGGAGTAACTGATGGCTTCACCTGAGTATCTGCTCATAGTAAAGTGCGTTGCTGAGGGGGACATGCACACGCCGCTGAAGAGCGGCATCAAGCCCGAGCACTTCTCTGGAGAATGGGCAGAGATCTGGGGGTGGATGGTTGAGTACCACCAAAAGCACTCGCAGTGTCCGTCCATTCGATCACTCCAGAACCAGTGGGGAGATCTAGACACAAACGAGGACACGACGAACGAGTCGTTCTCTGGCCTCGTTGACGAGGTTCACGACGCATACACACGTCGAAAGTTGTTGGAGACAATCTCCGACACAATGCCGTCTCTTAACGGGGGAAGAACGGCAGAAGCGCTGAACACGCTGAGTTCGGGCGTACAGCAGGCAGCGGTGAGTGTCGCAAAGATTCGTGATGTTGACATCATCCAGACCTGGGAAGAGCGCATCCAGAAGTACGAGACGATGCGGAACACTCCCAACAGTCTTCGTGGTATTCCGACAGGGTTCCCTGGTCTTGACAAGATCACGAATGGTCTTCGACCACAGCAGTTCATCGTCGTAGCAGGTGAGCCGAAGCGAGGAAAGTCATGGCTCGCTCTCATCATGGCAGACGAGGCACACCGCTACGGAAAGCGCCCGATGTTCATCTCGTTTGAAATGAGCATTGAGGAGCAGGAGGCGCGATACGACGCAATCGTGTCAAAGGTTCCGTACGGGAACGTGCTGAGCGGCAACCTTACGTCTAGAGAACTGGACACGATCAGGGCGGCATTGAAGTTACGGAAGAACATGCACCCGTTCATCATGAGCGAGGACACGTCAAGCCTGACAACTGTCAGCGCTGTTTCGGCCAAGATCAAGGAGTACCAGCCCGATGTGTTGTTCATCGATGGTGTGTATCTCATGGACGACGAGAACGGGGAGCGCAAGGGTTCGCCGCAGGCTCTGACCAACATCACTCGTTCACTGAAGCGGTTGGCACAGCAGTACGACATTCCAGTTGTGGCAACCACACAGGTGTTGTCGTGGAAGTTGAACAACAAGACATCCCGAGCAGTGTCCGCTGATGCCATTGGCTACACGTCATCCTTCGCCCAGGACTCAGACCTTCTCTTGGGTATTGAGCGCAACCCAGACATCGACAACCGTGCAATCATCCGAGTAGTGCACGCCAGGTCATCAACTACTGGAATTGTTAACATTTGTTGGAACTGGACGACAATGGAGTTCGACGAGGTGTATGGTGACGATGACGAATAAGGAGAACCAATGAGCGAGCAAGACATCGTGGAACGGCTACGGGCTGAAGTTGTCCCATGCCCCGGCAGGGGATTGGACGGGCACGGTATGCGGCACTGCGCCGAGTGTTGTTTCGGCAGTGGCATCGAAGCAACCAGCGAAGCCGATCTTCGGATCATGCTGCTTGCCCGAGATGCCGCCGACCAGATCGAACGGTTGCGAGCCGCAGGCGATGCGCTGGTGCAACTGATCTACCTGAATCCGAACACCCCTTCTCAAGAAGACTGGGATGCGGCTGTCGCCGCATGGCGGGAGGCCAGTCGTGAGCGGTGACATCGTGGAGCGGCTACGGAACTGGGACGATGGCCGTGTCAGCACCCACTATGAGGGCTGCTGGGATTCCCACCCCGTTTGCGCCATCCTGCTTGCCGCTGACGCCATTGAAGCCCGTGATGCCGAGATCGAACGGCTGCGGAAGCGACTGCAAGCGTGTCAGTCGATCGACGCCTTGCCGCTGACCGACGACTGCATCACGCAGAACGAGCGAATGCTCTTCACTGAGAACGAGCGGCTGCGGGCTGAGCGTGACGACCTGCACGTTCTTCTCAGAGGCAGAACGGCTGAACTGCAAGCCGAGATCGGAGGGCTGCGAGGTAATCAGCGTGCGGTTGTTGCTCTTGCTCGCACAGTTCTAGGCAAGAGCGAGCATCCAGTTGAACGGTCGCCGTGGATCGACGTAATCCACATGATGGACGAGGAGGTCCGCTGTGAGCGGTGAAATGACCGAGTTGCCGGAAGTCGCACTATGGCGAGTGACATGGTGGGAGCCACCCGACCCAACTACGACCCGTCCTCGGAAAACGACCACCGTTTCGCCATACTGGCTAGGCGGCACTAACCACACAGCCGAAGTGGTCGCATCCACGATGGAGGTTGCCATTGCAGCCGTCCGTGCCGATAACCCCACCGCCGTCTTTGCCAATGTCACGAAGGCAAGCAAGACAGGCCTGTTCTACGTTGCGCAGGAGGACCGCCATGAGTAGTGACATTGTGGAGCGGCTGCGTACCGAAGCCAATGAATGGTGGGAGTGCTGTAACAACATCCATTTGCCCCTCATCGCTGCCGCCGACACCATCGAAGCCCGTGACGAAGAAATCGAACGGCTGCGTGCCGAACTGGAACTACATCGGGCTGGCACTCAGGAGGTAATCAGAGAAGAAATCAGATTGGCTACACAACGTGTCGTCGCAGCACACAGGGAGGCCCGTCGTGAGCGATGACATTTGCGATTGGCTTGCCGAAGAGGAAGCCGCTGCCGAGCAGTGGGGCGGCTTGGGCGGTGCCCAGTTCTATCGGGAACGGTTCGCCGCCGCCCGTGCCGAGATCGAACGGCTGCGTGCCGCAGGCGATGCGCTGGCCGACTCAGTTGACCTGACCCAATTCCACCTGACCCAGTTCGTCCTGGCCGCAGAAGCATGGCGGGAGGCCCGTCGTGAGCGGCAGGGATAGGTAACCGCATGTCCTTAGCACAAGTACTCAGTGACATCGGTGTAGATGTCAAGCGAGAAGACTCAAAGGAAATCACTGGCAAGTGCCCCGTTCATCTTCGTCGGACAGGGCGAGAAGACGGCCACCCGTCATGGAGTATGAACGCATCCACTGGTCTTTGGATCTGTTTCTCCTGCGGAGCACGTGGGACGCTGCCCATGCTTGTACAGGAGTTGACCGGGTCAGCAGATACCATGACGTTAGTACACAACGTCATCATAGAAGCAGGCATCAAGACAGCCGCAATAGGCAAAGGTGTCAAGACCAGTGTCCAACTCACTAACGATGACCTGATCAAGTTTGGGCAATTTTCTTCCGTGCCTAAGAAGAAAGCGAAGCGTCGCAGCCTTGAACAAGACCTACTTGAAGAGTACAGCATTAGGTGGGATGACGACGACCATGCGTTCATCATCCCCATTGTCTCTCTCACAGGAGAGATGATGGGCTGGCAGTGCAAGGGAAACGGTTGGGTGAAGAACTATCCAGAAGGAGTAATCAAGTCAGACACTCTGTTTGGTGTGCACCACCTTGGCGTATCAGCATCGCCAAAGGCCGTGCTTGTAGAGTCACCGCTTGACGTAGTGCGGTGGGCAGCGGTATGGGACTTCCCTCGCGCAGTAGCGTCGTTTGGGTCGTACGTATCTGATAAACAGATTCGCCTACTGTCTAGGGCGGTAGACGGATTGGTCGTAGCGATGGACAACGATCCGGCTGGAGTGAGTTCCACCTCACGTCTCTTCCGAGTACTTCCTAACTTCCGTAGCGGCGTTGCGTACCTGAAGTATCCAAAGGGAGTAAAAGACGTAGGCGACATGAGCGACGATCAGATCGTTGCTGCACTGGAGTCATCCGCTGCACTTCCTCCTTGGAAGTGCTAGAACTGTTGACTATTCGTGCCTGAATGCTAGTAGCATCTATTGCTATGGCGTTTATTGGTACACCATACCCGTATCAACAGGAAGCGATTGACCGCATGGTCGATCAAGGGAAGATGCTTCTTGGTGTATGCATGGGCGGCGGGAAAACGCTAATGACGATTGCTGCCATTGAGCGTCTGTACGATGAGGGTGAAATCCGCCGAGCACTTGTTGTCGTTCCTGCGTCCCTCAAGTACCAGTGGCTGAGTGAGATCAAGAAGTTCACCGACTCACGGGCAGTTGTGATCGATGGGTCAGCCGAACAGCGTAAAGCGCTTTGGAGGGCCAGTACCTCTGTTAAGTACGTGATCATTAACCCCGAGTCATTGATCAACGACTTACCGCAGTTGGTAAGCCACAAGTTTGACCTCATCGCTGTTGACGAGGCAACTATGCTGAAGACCCGTTCTTCTAAGCGCTCTCGCATGCTTAAGAAGATAGGTAACTCAATCTTCTATAGGTTTGCGCTCACAGGGCAGCCGATTGAGAATCGCCCAGAAGAACTCTTCAGCATCATGGAGTTTGTCGACAAGGAAGTTCTCGGGGACTTTAGAAAGTTCGACAACACGTTCATCGTACGTAACAACTTCGGTCGTCCTGTTCGATACAGGAACCTTGATCGTCTGACTGATGCGCTGGTCGATAGATTGATTCGTAAAACCAGAGCAGACATTGCTGACCAGTTGCCGCAAGTGATCCATCAGACGATTGCCGTTCCGTTTGACGATGCTGGTGGTCGCCTGTATAGGCACATCGCTAACGATCTAATCAGCCAGATTCAGGACGCAACAGCAAAGCACGGCAAGGGTTTCAGTCTGTGGAGCCATTACAACGGTGAGGGTGATGAGGCGCAGGGGCAGATCATGTCTCGTCTCACGGTGCTTCGTATGCTGTGCGACAATCCACAACTCGTGAAGGACAGTGCTAACGAGTTCGCTGACAGCAGTACAAAGGCAGGTAGTCAGTACGCAGCAAACATCGCTGCTGCTGGCCTGCTTTCCAACGTAGATAAGACTCCCAAACTCAACGCAGTTCTGGAGTACATCGAACAGGTGTTGTCGGAAGACCCAGCGAACAAGGTCGTGCTGTTCTCGTTCTTCAAGAACAACCTACGCCTTCTACAGAGGAACACTTCTCACCTCACGAACAGCGTGCTGTTCATGGGCGGCATGACCAACGTAGAAAGAGAAGCGGCCAAGGAAAAGTTCCGCAACGACCCAGGAACCCGTCTCTTCTTATCGTCAGACGCAGGCGGATACGGCGTAGACCTACCTATGGCCAACGTGCTTATATCGTACGACCTACCGTGGTCGTCTGGAAAACTAGAGCAGCGAGAAGCGCGCATCATCCGTTTGTCGTCTGAGTTCCCCCACGTCACCATTGCTACGTTCGTCATGCGTGGTTCGATTGAGGAGCGGCAGTACGAGATGCTCCAGCACAAGCGCATGGTCAATGAGGCGTTCGTGGACGGCAAGCACCATGAGCAGGGTGTTCTTGAGGTAGACGTGTCCACTCTGACAAACTTTCTAAAATCTACCGAACTGTAGTTGCTACCGTACTTCGCCACGCTATGCTGGTGCTCCTAGCACAAGGAGGAGCATGAAGATCGTACGAGAAACCCGGCCAGACGGTCAGTATCTGGCCCGACTAGCAGATGAGTACGCCAATGCTAAAGCATTCGCAGAGAAGGCCACTGCTCGCGCTGATGAACTCAAGTCAGAACTCGCCCGAGTGACCGACGAGTTGGGCCAGCAGGACAACAAGGGCAACATCTGGCTGCAAGCAGGCAAGTACGACCTCAAGCGTGAGCGTCGACTGTCGCGCAGTCTGGATCTGTCTCATGCTGAGACATGGGCACGGGACAACGGAGTGTGGGGAGAAGTTTCCGAAATCAAGGCAGTCCTGAGCGAAGACCTGCTTCTTGGGTGGGCGTGGGATCACCCAGATAAGACGGATGAAGTCCAGGCTCTTTACAAAGAGAAAGAGGTCTGGGCCTTCAAACTCTCTGAGGCCAAGGTGCCTCTTACGGAGACCAGCGCCACAGATGTGGGAGGACAGCCATGAGCGGTAAGCAGAGTCTCTTGGAGTGGTTGCGCTGGATGGCCCTAATGGGCGTTGATAATGAAGTGGTCATGCTTCAGGGTGGAGCACTAGAGCGATGCGCTGAAGCAGCCGTTGAGATCGAACGGTTGCGGGCCGCTGGCGATGTGCTGTGTCGCTACGTCATCGAGAGTGGCCCTGGGTTGCATGACGACGAATCCGTTGTCGCCTACTGGCTGGAGGCCCGCCGTGAGTGAGCGAGACATCGTGGAACGGCTGCGTGACGCGCACCAGACCGTACCGATCCCAGCCATTGCATCGCTCTACAGCAATGCTGCCGACGAGATCAAACGGCTGCGTGCCGAGGTCAGGGGCTTTCAGGCTGAAAGCGGCTGCTGGCAGCGGTGGCACGACGCCGAGCGTGCCCTGGCCGACCAGTTGGCCGATGCGTTGCGAGATGAAGCCCGCAATCGCACACTGCGAGGGAGCGCTGCCCGAGCACTGGACGCCCACGAAGAGGCCCGCCGTGAGCGGTGAGTGTGTTGCGTTCCAGTGGATCGGCCAGCCGATCACGTCATGCGATGGTTGCGGGAAGCCAGCATGGGAGCACGACTACTACCGAGGCTCTCCGTGGCAGGATTACCTCATCGCCACTTGGCTGGCGGATGGATTCATCAGCCGACAGCGAGCCGCAGCCCTACTCGTAGTGGAGGAGCGGTCATGAGAAGTGGGCGGCACGACTTCGTCTGCGGCCAAGTCGCCTGGTTCGTGCGCCGCTGCTGGTGGGCGCTCAATCCATCACGAGCCGTGTGGTGCGACGACCTGGCGTGCAAGTGTAGGACATGCACCGTGGACGGGTGCTGGTGCCGGGAGGCCCGCTATGAGCAGCGCAATGACTGAGGTGACGACCTTCTTGGCTGTCTGGCTGGTGTTCTCGGTCGTCGTCGGGCTTGTCGTCGGCCGCATCATCAAGGAGGAGGCCCGACGTGAGTAGGTACTACTACGTATGCGCCACGTGTGGAAACAAGTGCGACACCATCGCCCCATCAGTTGTCATATGCACTCATAGACCCCTGAACAAACAGGGGTCGTCTCACACGGCAAAGAAACCAACACAATCCGTCGAAGTATCGAAGGAAGTATATGAGCAAGGGAAAGTACGTAATTAAAAGCGGAGAACTGGCTGGCATGGCTTTGAGGTTTGCCAAGTTCAACAAGGGAACGATTGACTACCCGTTTCTGCGTTACATGAACCCACGGTTCTCTAACGCCCCGAACACATACCGCATGCTCAGCACGTTGGTCAGGTACCAACTCCTACGAGAAGGAGAGAACTGCTACGTACTCACCTCCCTCGGAGAGGAAGCAGTGCGTCTGCTTGCCGAGCGTGACAGCAAAGTAACGGTAGGGATGACGACGTGAGCGATATTGGATCAGGATGGCCTGACTACCCAGGAAAGCGCCCGCCCAAGAACAGGGGCGCTGCTAAACCAACGACTCCGATCAGTGATCGACCCGACCTAAAGGGGAAGGTCTACAGAATCAAAGGAGTAGATGTTGAGTTGTTCACAATTGGCGAACTGGCTGGCGCAGTGCAGAGGAAGCCTGTTACACTGAGGATGTGGGAGTCAAGTGGGTGGATACCCAAGTCAAACTGGAGATCACCAACCCCACAAGGAACGCAGATTCCCGGCAAGACGACCCGTGGCCGAAGGCTGTACAGCAGGTCACAGGTAGAGTTGGTGGTCTCAGCAGTTGAGATGTTCAACATCAACGACCAGCGTCGTGCCGATTGGGCAGCGTTCAGAGAGCACATCAAAAAGCACTGGCTAGACCAGTAACTCCGCTAGACGGAAACACACAAAGGAGATACGCCATGATTAGGCGTCCAGCAAACACAAACAACACTCGCAACGACGAACGCGATGATGACGACGACGAGCAAGAGTTCAAGAAGCGCGACCGCAAGGTTGACGATGATGAAGAGGACGAGGAAGAGAGCAAGCCTCGCCCGTCAGCAGCCGGTAAGGTGATCAAGCGTGGCTGGGCAGCCGCCGACTCCCTTCAGTCGAAGAACTCGCCTTACGCCCAGTCGCTCAAGTTGAGCGAGAAAGCCATCATCGTCAAGTTCATCGAAGATGAGCCGTACGCGTCGTTCCGTCAGCACTGGGTGGAGCGCAAGGGACAGAAGTCCTTCGTCTGCATCGATGGGATTGACCCCAAGGGTTGTCCGCTCTGCGATGCCAGCAACCGCCCCACCGACCGCTATTCGTTCAACGTAGTGCTGCTGTCGGCAGGCGGCGATGACCCCGTCATCAAGTCGTACGATGTGGGTGGCCGTGTCATCGATCAGTTGCGTAACTTCCATCTGGACGACAAGCAGGGTCCGCTCAGCAAGCACTACTGGGCGATCAGTCGCAGCGGTACCGGTCCTCGCGCCTCTACGAACCACCAGATGATTCGTGAGCGTGACTTGTCTGACTACGACCTTGAGGCACTGTCGGATTCGGACATCCGTGCCCTTCGCAAGGATGCGTACGATGAGTCCATCGTGAACATCCCAAGCCGTAAGGAACTCTTGGAGATTGTCGACGAACTGTGATCGGTAACGACTCACTGAGCAGCGGGAGGGTAACACCTCCCGCTGTTTCGTCTCTAGACGAAGTCCATTACATCGTTGAGAAGATCCGTGAGCACGGTGAGTTTGTGTTCGACGTAGAAACCCGTGGCAACGTGAGTAGGCACCCCGAGGTATCGTCACGCATGGAGGCGGAGTGGAGCAAGCACTTAGCCTCTTTGCGCACGGAGTCTCCATCAGTCATTGCCAGGTCTCGCTCTGCCTTTGAAGAGGAGTACAAGTCAGAGGTTGCTCTTGACCAACTCCTGAACGAGGTGTTCTGGATCGGCATTGCTCTGCCAGGAGAATCCTGGGCTATCCCGATGGGCCACAAGAACGGTGAAGTACTCGTTCCAGAAGAAGCCGGTGACGGAACAACTGTTCCACCTCCCGGCTATAGGAAGGTGCTTCAAAGCGGTAAAGAGTCTATGGCTAAGGCTAAGTACCGCATACCAGCACAGTTCAGCCCACCACCTGAGCAGTTAACCCGCTCAGACGTGTTCGACGTTCTTCGTCCCGTGTTCTTGGACGATTCGATCACGAAGATCGGCCACAACATCAAGTTCGATGCACGGTCTGTGGCTAAGTACATTGGGCAGATCCCTAATGGGCCGTTTGTCGACACCATGATCATGCAGTTCGTGCTTGACGAGAACCTGATGACGTACAAGTTGGAAGCCTTGATTGCTAACAACTTCGATGGGCATGATGCGTACCGTGGTGAGAAGTTGGGTTCACGAATCGACACAGTCTCATTCTCAAGTGCCTGTAATTACGTACACCTAGATGTCAGGTGGACGTGGATGCTCTACAAGAGGATGCTTCCGAAGATCACATCAAGTGAGTCGCTCAGTACAGCGTTTTCCTTGGACATGGATGTCATCGAAGCACTCATGCACATGGAGCACACTGGTATTGAGGTTGACGCTGACAGGATGCGTGCTCTTGGGGTTGAACTTGACCACAGGAAGCAATCTGTGCTGATTGATATCGGAAAGTACGCATACAAGGGGTTCAACCCTGACTCCAACAAGGACAAGCAGGCGCTGCTCTTCACTCCAAAGGATGACGGTGGTCTTGGGCTAAAGCCAGTGAGGGTATCTGAGAAGACAAATGCCCCGTCTGTAGACGAGCAGTCACTGTCAGCACTTAAGCAGAAGCACCCGATTGTTCCGCTTTTGATGGAGTGGCAGGAAATCACAAAGTTGAAGGGCACGTACGTAGACGGACTACTTCCCCGTCTCAGGTCTGGTCGCTTGCATCCTGACTTCAACCTGCACAGGGCCAAGACCTCTCGCCTGTCTGCCAGTAACCCGAACCTTCAGAACATCCCCAGAGAATCCTCACTACGAGAGTTGTTCGTAGCGAGTGAAGGCGAAGTGTTTATCGACGCTGACTACGACCAGATCGAACTGCGCGTCTTCTGCATGTACTCAAAAGACCCAGTGATGAGCAGGTACTTCATCGATGGGATTGACATCCATAAGGGTGCCGCAGCGGCGGTCTTCAACAAGTCCGTTGAAGACGTGACCAAGGACGAGCGACAGATCGGAAAGATGGTCAACTTCTTGACCGGGTTCGATGGTGGCGCACAGAAACTGGCCGACAGCGCAGGCGTGTCTATCTCTGATGCTAGAAAGTTCATCGACCAGTACTACCGAAAGTTCCATGTTCTAGCAGCGTGGAAAGAGGACGTGCGGGCATCAGCCAGGAAAAAGGGATACGTTGAGACACTGGCAGGACACCGAAGGCGGCTTCCAGATATCATGTCATCAAACGCCGAGTTGCGATCCAGAGCAGAGCGTCAAGCGGTAAACTCAAAGATTCAAGGTTCCGCAGCAGATATCTGCAAGGAGGCGATGGTCGCTGTGCACAAAGCATTCTCTGGTACAGACGCCAGGCTTCTTGTTCAGGTGCACGACGAACTTATCTGCGCTGTACCAAAGGACAGCGCCCATGAGTACATGGAAGTGCTCAAGACGGCGATGGGTCATGGTGTAGAGATCAACGGCATCCCACTTGTGGTCAGTGCTGCAATCGGTCCATCATGGGCAGAGGCAAAGGAGTAACCGTGGACGAAGATGACGACATCTCATTTGCCCACCGCAAACGGTCGTTTCTGCTCAATCTATCCGTGCAGGACGGCAGGTCATTCACCGAGTTTGCAGGAATGCAGCCAACTTCTCCTGATGTTGCATTGAAGGAGATGGAAGACGTGATGCGGTACTGGGCGACGTTGCGCATTGCCGGTGTCACTGATTCCATTGAAGAATCAGCGCAGTGGTTTGCTGACACGATGCAGGCAGCGAACGGCATGGGCGATACAGACACGGTTGTTGCGTACGCTCTAGTGGCATCGTTTGCCATGTCGGCAGTGATCAAACTTCTAGATGAGAAGTTGGTGTCACTAACCCACCCAGTGGATGTAAAAGTGCTCTATCTAGGAGATCAGAAGTGATGAATGGGGGTCAACATGTCATCTGATTGGTGGGCTTCAAAACTTAGGTCAGATCAGCCGACTCAGCGTGCGCAGCAGCCAACGTACCCTGCGAGCAGCAGTAGGCCGCTTATCAACACCAACGCTCAGCGTATGGCGCACGATGAGCAGCCAGCAAGACCAACGTACACTGACGGGAAGATTCCCGTTATGGATGCGATCAAGCAATGGAAGGGAACGAAGGCCGCTCAGGCCATCGATTCGTGCCCGTCCTGCGGTGGCCCTCATGTGTTTGCCATTAGAGAAGGCGGCATCAACGGGGCAAGCCCAGCACCCAGGTGTTACGAGTGCGGGTGGAATGGCGGCAAGTTCATCCAAGGCGATCAGTCGTCGTGGATCTAAGGGAGACATATGTTGCAGGAAATTGACAGCATTATTGCTGACGTAAATAAGAAGTATGGAGATGACACCGTAGTAAAGGGTAGTCGTATCCATAAAGAACTGCCGCGTATTACGACTGGTGTTCTGTCCTTCGACCTAATGCTGGGAGGAGGGTGGCCCGTAAACCAGTGGTCAGAGATCATTGGTAATGAGTCATCGGGCAAGACTGCCCTTGCGTACAAGACCATCGCAGCCAACCAGGCACTAGACCCAGAGTGGACAGCGATGTGGGTAGCGGCAGAGGAGTACGTCCCAGCCTATGCTGAAGCAATCGGTGTCGATCTAGACCGCTTGTGGGTCGTTGAGACCAACGTGATGGAGTACGTGTACGACATCTCTCTACGTGTGCTTGACAAGCGTGCAGTGGACTGCATTGTCATCGACTCGTTGCCTGCGCTCGTACCCTCAGTTGAGGACGAGAAGGAGATGATGGAGATGACGATGGGCCTTGGTGCCCGCATCACCGGAAAGTTCCTCCGCAAGTCAGGACGTGCACAGCGCAGGTCGTTGGTAGAGACCGAGCGTGGGTGCACTGGTTTGATCATCAATCAGTGGAGAGACAAGATCGGTGTCATGTACGGCGATCCGCGCACCACTCCTGGTGGTAAGGCCAAGAACTTCCATTACTTTGCCCGTGTAGAAGTAGCACGTGATGAGTGGATCACCGAGAAGGATGAGAAGGTCGGCCAGTCGATCCGTGCAAAGACCTTGAAGAACAAGACCTACCGTCCCTATCAGGATGCGGTCGTGGACTTCTTCTTTACTGACACGAAGGGGTTCTCCCTTGGGTCATTCGATGTCATCAAGGACATGGTCAACACTGCCATGTCGCTGGGCATCATCAACCGGCGAGGTGCCTACTACTCGTTTGCTGAGCAGCAGTGGCAGGGCAAAGACGCCACATACCAGGCATTCAGGGAAGACCTGGATATCCAGAACGCACTAAAAGAAGCAGTAATCGGAGCAGTACTGAAATGAGCAAGAGTACGTATGACTGGGTTGGTGCGATCATTACCGCATCAGGTAACTCGTTTGACCTGAGTGAACCCAAGGCAGAGCAGGTGTCGCTAGAGGATGTGGCCCAGGCACTGTCTCTCACATGTCGATACAACGGACACATTCCGTTCTTCTACTCAGTAGCAGAGCACTCGTTCCGAGTAGCGCACTGGCTAGAGAACTCTGGTGAGTATCCAGAGGTGGTGCTTACCGGACTTCTCCACGACGCAGCAGAAGCGTATGTAGGGGACATGGTTCGCCCACTGAAGCGAACTGAGCCGCTGGGCACTCTCTTCCAAGAAGCAGAGCATCGTGCAGCGGTAGCAGTGCATGAGAAGTTAGGCGGCATGTACCCATACCCACGTGAGGTGCACGCAGCAGACAAGCACGTGTATGAGTGGGAAGTAGAGAACATCCGCACAGGTAGGGTTCCTGGCTGGCCACCTGAGCATGCGCGCAACCTCTTCATTGAGCGATATCACCAGTTGGTCAATCAGATTAGCGAGGAGTCAAAGTGAACAACAAGGGACAAGCAACAGCGTCTCATCTTGAGACAGAGCGAGAAGCCCTTCTTCTTGAAGCGGCCAGGATCATTACGGGCGACAGGAACACCAGTTACGATGAGCCTTTCGTTAACTTTCAAATAATCGCTCGTCTGTGGTCGGAGTACCTTGGGGCTAACATCAGTGTGCACGATGTTGCCGTGTTGAACATCCTTCAGAAGGTGTCTCGCATTATGGCATCTCCCGATAAGCGCGACCATTGGGTTGACATCGCCGGATACGCAGCGTGCGGGTACGAGGCGCTTAGCATCGCTGAGTCCATCACACCGTTGTGGTAGACAAGGACATCCTCAAGGCTTCTCGTAAGCAGGAGGAACGTACCGCTAAGACGTACCGAGGTAGCCGTAACGCAGGGTCTGGGTCTGGTTGGATTCGTAAGAACGACGTTCGGTCAGAGAAGTTCTTGATTGAGAACAAACTGACTACCAACGCCAAGTCGTACACGGTAAAGTATCTAGACCTAAGAGACCTAGAGAAGAGAGCGATTCTGGACAACAGAGTGCCCGTTCTTCAGTTTGATCTTGGCGGTAAGCAATTCGTCATCCTTACTGAGGATGATTTCTTAGAGATGTCTATGCATGAAGAACAAACCTGACTGGACAACCTTTAAGAAGAGCATCACCTCTCACGGTCGTGTTCTTCCGCTTATTGAGCGTATTGCCATGCGTGAAAACGCAGACAATCAAAGTAAGCGAGACACTACCTACCTGCATCCGTCAGAGATCTGCAAAGATAACTGGTGCCCACGGTCGTCCTTCTATCGACTCACTGGGGAGGAAGAGAAAGAAGAGGTACTGGCCTTCTCACTGTTGAACGTGTTTGCTGAGGGCAACATGATCCACGATAAGTATCAGCGCTGGCTAGGTGACGCTGGGGTTCTTATTGGTATGTGGGTGTGTACCGTATGCAAGGCCAAGCACGAAGGAAAGCGCCCCACCATCTGTGGTGTAGGTGGATGCACAGTCTCAGATCCCCGCCTCTTTCGGTACAGAGAAGTGCCCATCTTCAATGAAGATCACCACGTAATCGGCCATAGCGATGGTCTCATTGAGGACAGTAAGGGCAGGGCGCTGATTGAGATCAAGTCAGTAGGAGTAGGTACACTGCGCTTTGAAGCGCCCTCCATCTCTACTGCGTTGGGCAAGGGAGAGATGACGCTGGAGCAGGCGTGGTCTGCTATTCGTTATCCGTTCCCTACCCATATTCGCCAGGGCCAGTTGTACATGTACTTCACTGGTGTTCACACCATCATCTACGTGTACGAGTGTAAGTGGAACCAACAGGTGAAGGAGTTCACCGTCCACTTAGACGTATCAAAGATTGAGAACATCCTCCAAGGGTGCCTAGCGGTGAAGAGCGCCCTCAGTAGAGGTAAGCAGCCACCACGACCAATATGGGCGCAGGAAGACAACGCAGTTTGCAAGAAGTGCCCGTTCTACGAAAAGTGCTGGAGCAATGAAGATCATCAGACAAGCAGCGGAAGATCAAGCGGTAGTGAACTTCAAGAAGAAGTTCTCGTTGCCGACGAAGCCCTCGGAAGAGGTACCGGAACTACCAAGGCGATTAGACGAACTGTCCGACCAAGACCTGATGGAGTTGTACTCTGAGTACGTCTCCTGGGTGTCTTACACAAAGGCTCAGTTGGTTCTCGCAGAGATCGACGAGGAGAGAGAACTGTCTGCGCTGGAGGGCATGTCAGCGGTCAAGTTGCTTGACCAGTATGACCCCTCGGTTAAGGGAGAACTGGCGACGGTGATGAAGGCTCGTAGGGACTCAGACCCCGAAATCCTCAGCCAAAAAGACAAGCACAGAGAGTTCCGTATGTACCGTAAGTTGGTTGAAACGGTCTTCGATAAGTGCGAACGAAACGCAAACCTTCTGAGCAGGGAACTGAGTAGAAGGATTGGAATGTCCAACACTACTAGCAAACACAACAGGTACATGCCATGACAAAGAACGTTGAAGAACGCCCTCGCCGTGCCCACGTATTCATCGAACTCAACGCATACGGTAGCGAAACGCATCTTGAGAACACAGTAAAGAAACTGTTCAAGGAACTTGAGTTGCAACGATTTGAGATTACCATGAAGCGGTGGTACGACATGGATGACCCCTTTACCCCCATCATCGATTACGATGAGTAAGTCAGGAAGAAAAGGCACCAAGGGAGAGACTGATCGCGTCAACTACTTCAAGTCTCGTGGATGGAAGTACGCAACACGCATCCCAAAAGCCGGTGCCAAGGACAAGGGAGACCTGATTCTTGATCAGGCTGTTCCTGTAATGATCGAATCGAAAGAAACGAAAGCGTTCACTCCTTCGACGTTCATTGCAGAGATGGAAGCGCAGATCATCAACTCTGATGCGAAGTTTGGGTTCGTGGTGGTCAAGAAGAAGGGCACGACTGACGTGGGCAAGTACTACGCCATCACCACAGTTGACCACATGATGAACCTGATCGAACAGGTATTCGACAAACCATCTCCAAACGAGTGACGTTCGTCACACAGTAGAGATCAACTCTCGGTTAGTAAACAGCCACCACATTGGTGGCTGTTTGCGTATCGACGCACGTATTTATCTGGTGGTATGCTATCGATACGAAGTCATAACCATCTGAGGAGAAACCGTGGAAGACAACGTAATCGATGACGTAATCAAAGTAGGTGGTGATTCATCACCACAGAGCGTTGGTTCGGTAATCGCCCGTTCTGTATTCGGTGGTGCACAGCCCACCATTCGGGCCATTGGTGCTAGTTCGGTCAACCAGGCTGTCAAAGCGTGCGCTATTGCGCGAGGCTTCGTGGCACCACGTGGTATCGACCTGAAGTTCATCATTGGGTTCACAGACATCGAAGGCGAGAACGGCAAGACCATTTCAGCAGTGATCTTCAAGCCAGTGTGGTGAGAACTCATGGGTAAACTTGACGACTGGTTCAGCAGGCCAAGAGAAGAAGTAGTCAAGAGCACCATGCGTGCTGCCAAGGGGTATATGGCAGAGAAGACACAGGTGCTATCCGGTGGTCAGTTCGCCCATCCTGAGTATATGGAACATGCCGAACTGCTAGCAGAGCAGATCAAAGAAGGCAAGAAAGAAGAGGACGAATAGTGCCGTCTTTCACTTCCGCTGATCTCATCACGACTCCGCAACCCAACCCAGGGCAGTCACTCCCTACGGGCATGGCTCCTGTCTTCCGTAATGCGAAAGACGCACGGCTGGCTTCCTACGGCGAGAGTACAGACGTTAACTACCCTGACGGGTATCTGGGGACACTTCACGGTAGGCGTGAAGACAAGACGTTTACCTCTATGCGCACCAACTCGCGCTCGTACTCACGGGGAGTACACAAGGGTGAGCGGGTGAACCCAGGAGACTACGTCTGGCCCGAAGAGTTCAACCCCATGACGGGGCTGATCCTAGAGTCGCAGGGAAAGAAGTTTGCCCCTCCAGGCGCTCAGGTTGTGCAGTTGACCGCAGGTGGCAAACCAGTGCCACGTGGTGTCTCACGCGCACAGTACGAGATGATCGACCTACAGCGAAGAAGTGCTCTCAAGACCCTAGCCCCTACTTGGCGATAACAGTAAAGTATCCATATCGCCCAATAAATAAGGAGTTACGATGACTATCGGGCCACGACATCGCCGTGAAGGACACCCTAACCGCAAAGTAGGCCGTGAGCGCTTTACCGGCTACATGCCACCATTTGAGAGCGAAGACATTCGTGACTCAGGTGCCCTGAGTTCCGCAGTGCGTTGGGACGAAGACCCAGAAGGAAACGAGTCGTGGAGAGGCAAGAAGTGGCTTGACTCCGACGACTGACCAACGTCCATGATCACGCACGTCAGACAATATGGGTCGTATAACGTGCCTCAGCCGCAGGTAAAGGCGGGAGGCGCAGGTAAACCGCCTAAACCCCCTACCACACAGAAGATTGGTGGGTACGAGTCAGACGACTCTAGTTCTGACTACTACAGCCAGCGTACGTATACGTTCGGTAAGCAGTACGCCAACACACGACCAAACATGGATCAAGCCAGTTTGTGGAAGGATAAGTAATGCCCAAACCGTGGCAGTCACGCCAAGAGATGCTTGTAGACCTGGCCTTGGAGTCCGCTCTTCAGCCAGTAGACAAGATCAAAGAGATCAGGCCACCATTCCCGGTGGCTCTGTTCCCTCAAACGCGTGGCGAGGCGCACATGGTTCCAGGGATCAATGACGTACTGAACATCGATAGGTACGTACAGACGAACAGGTCTTGGCTCAGTGGTCTACCTGTTATGCAGCAACAGTTGTCAGAGGGAGAGTTCTCCGCTGGAGGACGATACGCTATGAATAGCATCGTATGAGCAACACAGACGTAATGCGACAACTGGCACGTGCTATGCGTAGGTCTGGCACTATTGCTGAGTTCGACCTCAGTGCCCCACCTACTGCTTCATACGGAGAACTGCCTTTTCCTAAGGCATCCCCAGTGCGGTTTGGGTCTACTCGTGCAGGTGTTCGCCCTAACTACGGAATTAGTGGGGCGAAGATTACAACGTTTGGAAACATTACGTCGGGGGTCAAGACCGGCCTAGCAGGGAAGGGTGTCGGTACTCAACTAGCCCTTTCAGCAGGTAAGGGCGTAGCGAGCGCTGGATCTAAGGTGGTCTCTGCCGGATCTAACTATCTGGCAAAGACACGATACGGAGCGCAGCCTGGTCAGAGCGGCCCTCCTCCTCTAGAGGTTCCCGAATGGGGTGAACTTGACGAGCCTCCTGCTCCGGCGTTCCCACCATCTTGGGATGCACCGTCTGGCATGTCTGGCGCTAAGAAGACGAGCATCGCCAGACCGAAGAAGTCAAAGACTTCTGTTGAAGGTGAGCAACTAGACCTACCCTTCTAGTGGTATAGTGTTGTCTATCCCGACGAGTAGGTAGGTACCTATGTCTGCAAACTTTTCACGAAGCATGAACGCTGACCTCTACCTGGGGTCGCAGGTAGATGGTCGCAAGAAGACGATTTACCCCAACCGTGGCGGCACAGTAGAACAAGAGCGCCTCATTGAGCGAGCCAAAGATCTACAAGAGCAGTACGGAGTAGCGCACATGAACTACTCGTACGCTGAGTCCTGCGGTCACTGACAACCACTGCTAACTGGAGCACAATATGAATCAGACAATTTACATCAACAATGAAGTTGACGACGACGGAAACCCGGCAGGCGGAACAATCCAGGGTACTGGTCTGGATATCCGCTGGCAGAGTGGCCCCCTTGGTCAAGGCGACGAGCAGCAGGAGCCGAACGGGGCTATGCTTGAATCGGTCATTACCGCTGCGATCTCTCGTTTGCTGTTCTTTCAGAACTCCAAGTTCTCCTGCCGCGAGAACGCTCATGCTCTTGCCAAACTAGAGGAGGCGTTGCACTGGCTGAACGCACGGACAGCACGCCGCATTGTTGAAGGCAAGGAAGGGACGAACGAGGTCTGATGGCTCGTCTACTTGCGTGCAAGTCCTGTGGTGTCATGTACAAGTTGCCCGACTATGACGGGCCACCTGAATATGATATGTCGCTTATCGACATCATTGACCGCCACCTAGCAAAGGCTACAGACCCTCGTCCTG